TAGTTTATTCTTTTCAATAGGAATGACTAAGCATTCTGTTGGGCCGTTCTGTCCGGTTAAAATCTTTCTGGTAGCAACCAGATTCATTAAATTTAATTTCCCTGTGATTCTGCTCATTTTGTTTCGTTTATTAATTGTTCATCAAAAATTTCAGCGTGTTCGTCTGTTCTACTTACAGACCCTAAAAGATTATCGTACATGATTTTATCAGCACGGTTTAGGTCCTTCCCGAAAATCTTACCTATTTTTTCGGCTGCATCTTTAATGGCATAGCTTTCAGCAGCCGGGGCAGCTTTCATAACTGCATCTGATTTGATTGCGTTGAAGTCAACGGCTCCAGCTCCTTTGTCTGTCTGAAGGGGTGCTGCTCCTATTCCATCCTGCCATAGCATTTCTTTTGTCAAAACATCCTGATAATAGAGCCTGACAGTAACTACAATACTATTGGCAGCTATTTGAGTTGATTTGATTTCGACAAACCACTTTAAGAAGATCCTTGTAAGCAAATACTCAATCCTTTCAATCGGAAGGTATTTCACGTTCTTTGCAAATGGGTGTTGTTTTACCCATTCTTTTGGCGGTTCTACATTCAAAATAATATTTAAATCATTCTGATCAGCTTTGGTCATTACATCAGACCGTAGCTCCTGAATAGTTGGTAACTTGTTCATGTTTTACTGGTTTATGGTCATAATATGTTAAATCCTTAATAGCCCATGCAGGGAGTTTTAATTCCAGAATTCCGTAACGGTTCTGGCAGAATACCTGATAACCGGGCCATGTATTATTGTCCTGACAATACTTGTATAATTGCAGAAGCATCTCATATTCATATCTTCCCTGAGCAATGAATTGTGGTCCGGCTTCAAAAAGGTTAAATGCAAATGGTGCTTTCTTTTCCTGAGCAATAAAAAAGAATTTAAAGTCCCTGTTTTGCCCTTCAATCTTTGTCATCAGGTCAGCATAAAAGGCAGCCTGTATATGATAATTCAGATCAGCAGCGGACCTTTGGAACCCATCAGCGGAAGCATCAGCAGTTGTCTTTAAGTCAATTATCAGGTGCTTAATATCTTTTATGTAGTCAGGCTTGAACTTTACGTTAATCGTCCCGGCTTCGGTTTCAATCTCTCCCATATACCCAACTTCCGGGCGACCTTTTGAAAGCAGCATCTTTGCGTAAGGGTGTGAAAATAGCCTGTCACGCATTTTACGGATCCTTTCAAACGCTGCCTTATCAATGACTTTCTTATCCCCGATAATTCGCATCTCTGATTCCTGCCATTCCTTATATGTTTTTGTTGATCGGGGCGACTTGTAACCTTCCCCGATTAATACCTCACATATTGCCTGATCATTGAAAATATAATATTCATTTTCAAACCTTTCAGGTTCCAAAACAAAGCAGTGATAAGCAGACCCGAAAATCATAGCTTCGGTTTCCTTTATGTCCTCTTCTTCCCTGAAGTGTGCAGGAGACGTTTTAAGCCTCTTTAATCCTGAAGCAGAGATATACTCCTTTTCGTCGTGATAACCGTTCCCTGTGTATTCTCTGATATTTACAGAGCGTATAAATGTACTTTCCATAATTACTCGTTATTTTCGTCCAGTTCAGGATCATACTTATAGATAAACATAAGTCCGTCCTTTTCAAATGTTACTTTGTCGTCCATTATCTCCCCGGTCGGGATAGTTATTGATGGCCCTTGTGTCCCGGTGAATTTCCTGATGAAAGTTTCCTGCTCAATCAGAGCGTCTAATAGTGTGTTCATATCTCCTCGGTTAAAATGGTTTCTTTCAAGTCAACTTTAATTTCAGGCATGACAAAGGGCTGTTTGCTCAGTTCCCGCATCTCGTTATAATATTTCATCGCTTCTTCCTGTGTCTTGCAGGATTTGTGTAGGTGCGTTCCATTGAGCCATACGGTGTATCTTTCATTTCCGTTAATGATGGTGTGTTCTAATTCGAGTTTCATAGCTTTTCAGCTTTCTCATTGATGAAATTCACAACCTTATTAAGCAGGGATTGAACGTCTGCGATCACAGCCTGAGCCTCCAAATTCTTAACTTCCGGTAATTGTATTGTTTTGATTGTGGCTGCAAGTGATTTTAGCTTATCCTTATCAGGTGCAAGTCCGGCCTTCTTCTCCTGAGCTTCTTTTGCTTTCCGTTCTGTTTCGAGTTTTGCAGCAGCTTCTTTTTGTGCCTTTTCAATAGCTTCGTTTTTAGCTTTTATTTCAGCTTCCAGACGTTCCCGCTCTTTCCGTTCTGCTTCAGCTTTTTCAAGTAGTGCAGCACACTCTTTGTCTGCCTTTGCTTTCTGGTCAGCCAGTATCTTAGCCTGTTTTTTGAGTTCTATTTCTGCCAGACGTTCCCGCTCTGCTGCTTCCTCTTTAAGTCTGATATTTTCAAGCCTTTGAGCTTCCCTTTCTTCAGCATCCTTTTTCTCTTTTGCAATCCGGTCTGCTTCTGCTTTCTTTTCAGCTTCCAATCGGGATTCATGTGCAGACCTCAGAGAAACATACAGTGCGCTAAATTCATCTTCGCTCATTAATCCAAGCGGATAAATTACCACGTTTTCAGTATAAGGAGATAGTTTTTCTTCCCGCTCTTTCCTGAGTTCTATTTGACGTTTCTTTTCAGCTATTTCCCTTGCTTTCTCAACATTCTCAAAGGTGGCCTCGGTAAGTTTACAGGATGCGGCAATAAGGTTATATGCTGCCTGCTCCAAATTACCTTTTAACAAGTATGTCTGTTTGCGGGATTCTTTTATCTTTTCCGCTCCGGTTCTAATCTTAACAGTTTTGAGCCTGAGTTCCCTTGCAATAGTCTCATCAATCTGAGAGGGATTTTTAAAGTTGATTTTTGTAGCCTGAGATTGAGTTTCTGCAAGCTGTGAAAGAAATGGAAGATAAGACTGTTTAATTTCTTCCCCTTCCTGGATTGCAATTCCTGAGTTGACTACAACCTTTTCTAATTGATCAGGCTGAATGATTGCGATTTCCTGTGTGATGTTTTCCATTGTTTAGTTTTTAAATGATTTATAAATTGATTTGATAAGGTTCCCGAACAGAACCTTTAAGATTTGGTAAAATATCGCTGCCAGAACAAAGGCAAAGAATACCTGAATGACTGCTATTGCGAAGTTGGTTAGTGCGTTCATTGGTTTAGTTTGTTTAGTCAACAATTATCTCACACCCTTTTTTGTCAAACTTGACAAGGGTAAAATTATACAAATTATAATCTATTGATTTAGCCTTTCCGCACTCGTTATAATGCATCATTGCCAGTGCGGAAGCTTTCGTCTTAAACACTCCGGAATTAACCATCTCAACAGCCATTTTGTCCCTGTTAAGTTTGGTTCCGTTTTTCTGATTAAACTCTTTGATTAATGTTTTAAATGGGATTCTCATTTTAATATAGATTAAATTATATTTAAAGGTATTATTATTTCTGGAATCATCTCATTAAGTGCTCTGACTATATGTTCTTCAAACGGCGAAATCTTCCTACACTTATAATTATCTTCTTTTTTAAAATCAGATATAAACGTATTTTTAGCAAAATCAGATAATTTATCGTGATTATTCGTTGCCATCCGGTTTATATTTAATGTAGGATTAAGTTCTGATATGTAATATTGTTCTTTTATATACAACTCTTCCGACTTGCATTTTTCAACTACAATAAATTCTAAATCACATATGCCATATTGACGCATGTGTGATTTTATATTATAATAAGTTTGATTTGAAGTTAATTTGGAATGCCTTGATCTTGCCCTACTTAAATTATCTGTTCCTCCTATATAAAATATTTCCTTATCTGTTTTTGATCTTAACATATAAATACCAGGGACACATATCTTATCTTTTCTCTTCATAATGCCAAAGATAACAAAGAATATTTAATACTTGCAAATAATTAGCAAACTATTTTTAATATTTAACATTATTTAACATTTGAGTAAAATTGAGTACGAAATGATAGGAAATAAAAAAAGGGCCGGTAACCACTCCGACCCTTCACCCTTAACTAACCCTAAACCAAACTAAACATGAAAATACCCTATCTCTTTATAACATTAACCGTCTTAGTCATTACCTCCCCGCACTCGGAAGATGTCTTTTGAATAATCTTCTTACCGGAATAGATTTCAATAAACCACAACTTAAAAACCCGCTTCTTAAAAAATACATCGGTAGTCAGGTTGTGATAATCAAATAAAGTCCTGTCAATCTTCAGGCTGTCATTCCACAAATAAGCGTCTGCTTCCCATTTCCAACATTTACCCTTATCGGATATATGCCAGTAATCTTTTCCGGTAACTGTTACAGGAACCTCTTTAACGACCGTATCTTTAATGATAACTTCCCGCTCGACAAACTTAACAACCGTTTTAGGCTTAATCTGAAGCTGTTTTAACAGTGCTTCATTCTCTACTGATAAAGACTTCAGGTATTCGGCTTGCTTCAAATTGAGATCCATATTAGCCTTATCCTTTGCCAATAGTTCAGCAACGTTATTCTCTTGCCGGATGCGGTCTGCCTTCTCCCTCAAATACTTTTTGTGATTAAGGTAATTTGTGGCCACAAGTGACAGGACAATAAGAATCCCGGCAATGATAAGATAGTTCTTTACTTTGGAAATCATAACATGTCAATTAAAATATATCCGAGATAACTCGCAACGGCAACCATCGGAAGCCAATCGATTGTAATTTCAATAAATAGATTTTTCATAATACTTTTTCAAATAATAATCCTATCCATGCTGCTGCGAAAACAACACACTCGACCCACCACGTATGATTTTTAACTTTATAGTATTGCAGGTAAATCACAACGATAGCAGTCGGAATGACAATAACCCATTGATTGAAGTCAATGATAAGCATTAACATTCCGAGTAACATTCCCACTTCCGCTCCGAAGCAGTGAAGAAAGTTCTGCATCTTATCCCCTCCGGCAGGTGCTGCAAAGTCAATAGCAAGTAAGGCACCTGCCCACCATCCGAGGGGTGTATCTGCAACGATCATAAACGGTATGGCAATCCCTATCATAAACCACGAATAAAGGCTCTTTTGCAGTCCTTTGAGCTTGTAGATGCTGGAAGAGATTGAACTTGTCACACCGAAAGCAAAGTAAATTCCGAGCGTGTAAGCAAGGAACACGACCATAATAAATGCGAGTAAAACGATGTTTAGTGTCATATATCTCTTTCATTTGGTATTAATTCAAAATGCGGTTCATCATTGAACTTTTCATCATTAATATCATTGTCGCCTGAAAAGTCAGCACCCAACCGGATCCGGTGCGAAATGGTTCCGATCCTGTAAAGCTGATCTGCTATTCCCTTGACATATCCGGCAAAAAATAAAAGCTGCTCCCTTCCCCAGTCAATCCTCCCGTTTTCATAAGGTGCAGCATCAACAGCCCAGCTTGGTATGTGGTTATGTTTTGACCGGGGATATTTTAACTTACTCTTACCCTCTGAAAATGCTTTATCTTGTGCCTCTTTATCCCTGTGACCACAGACAATAGTACAATCCATGTCAATTATAACATGAGCAAAAAGAAGCTGTAAGTCTCTGTGACAGGTTGATAATCGCTTTTTACTGACTTCGCTAAAATGATTCATTTATGATGCTTTTTTTACTCTCCTTAAAACCCATGCCTTTTTATTACTTTCACTTATTTTCCTCTTTTCCTCCTCAGTATGCTTTTTCCCATACCAGCAATGGTTTTCCCCTGAATTTTTCAGTATAAGGTTTTTTCTTTGTTCTGGATCCTCCCATAGCTTTTTTAAGTTATTGCTCAGTATTTTTCTAAATTCAGGGTTTTTTTCAAATTGCTCTTTAGTCCGATTACTAAGCAACTTCTTTGTTTTTTCGGAATGTTTTTTATTATACCAGGGATGATCCTGTCCTTTACAGCTAACTTTATTAAATATGTGGTCTATTGACGATATTTCTTTTGCTGTTTCTGACATTTTTTTTAATGTCTCTTCACTATGCTTATGACCTAAAAGATATTTATTCCCCTTCATCCTCTCAGATAATATCCTTTTTTGTTCTTCGGTATGCTTTATTCCTGGAGGACAATCAGCTTTTTTACATATATTAAAAAAGGGATTAAGAGAGTCTATAAAGAATTGCTCACGGCTTAATAAAACTTCTTTTATGGGATCACATTCTGTTATGATCGAAAAAATAAAATTATCTTTTCCATATTTATTGTAATGGTTTTGAAGTCTTATATTTTCATGTTTATTTCTTAAAAGTAAATTTTTATGTTCCCTCCATCTTTTTTCAATATTTATAGCACTCCCCACATATATTCTGTCAGGATGGATCTTTGATGTTATTTTATAAATGCCTGCCACCGCTTGTATGATAACTTTTGTCATCTTCTTATATAGTTATAAATGAACTTTATGCCAGCCCCGATCATTATAAGCAGGATAAAAGCAACCCAGACAATCAGTATTAAATAAACTGCATTCATTTCACAGCCTCCATTTTTATAGATTCAGGGTAATGATTATTCCGGTTATGCGGTACGTTGTAATGAATAAGAAGTGTTATGATAGCACTTATTGCAACAGCTATTAAAATTCTTAAAGCAATGTTCCACCACCTTTGGGTTCTGACCAGCCTATTAATTATCCTGGAATGATCATCTGTTACCTTACCAATATTATCCAGCCTCTGATTAATAGCCTCTATTGATTTAACAATATCCTTTATACTGGATTGAATCGACAGTATTGAGCAGTCCAGCTTTTCAAGCTTAGCATGTATCGGTGCGATCACTTCCGCAACCTGTTTAATAAGATTCTCATTCTGTTCTTCGTTAGCCGAATCCTGAAGGTCAAACACCCGTTTTATAAATGTCAGGTCATTGATGTTCAAGTTCATCCCTTTTGATGTCTCCTCACTCACAAGGATCTGATCGTAACGGCTAACCTTTTTCATTTTTTATCTTCCTTATTTTGATTTGTAATTGCATAGTGTCTAATTTCATCTGCACAGAATCAATGAGGTGCTCCCGTCGTTCTGTCTGTTGTTTTTTTTTTCAAAGGCATTCATCCAATCTAATATATCTTCTTTTGTAGCTGTCTTAATAATATATTTGCCGAGTTGATTTTTTATTATCATAACTGTACCCTCAAGGTTTTCCAGCTTCTCAATGACATCTTCTTTTAATGAGACTTGTTCAATATTCATTTTGTCAATAACCGTATATAACGAATCCACTCGAGTTAATACAATAGTAACATTTCGGGATAACTTCTCATTATTATTTTTTTCATTGTACTTTTTGATGATATGGCTATTATACCAAGCTATACATCCGACAATGGCAAAAACAAGCGGAAGGATCTTAGCCAGGTTCCCCAAATTCATTATCCATGTGAGCCATTTATTCATTGATAGCTTTATCCGATTTCTTTTTCAGAAACAACTTAATAAATTCATAAGCTCCCCAGCCAAGACCGAGGCCGCAAGCTGCGGGGATAGCTAACACTGCAAGACTTACCAAACCTTCAGGGACGAACTTAATTAGCCAGCCTGATATGTCAATGTCAGGATCCGTGATAAGTAGCATCGCAATCAGGTCCAGGATGAAAGCACCTGATAGCTGTACCCAATTATCCACAACCCAGAATTTAATATCCAGTTCCTTTAGCTTATCAGTTCTGTTGGAATAGCGAATTATAAAATAAGCCAATGTTCCAAGAATGAATAACAACCATGATTTCATCTTTACCTCCTTTTATTTTATGAAAATATTTCCGTATTTAATAATCTTATTTCCTCTCTTTATAAAATCTTCACGTTGATTGCTTAATGTCATTACAATTTCATAATATACACCAGATCCATCATTAGCCGTTGCTCTTATTGTGACAGTGCCGTTTGTAACTGCTGTAAGTGTCGGAGGAGCCCCAAGTGTAAATATACCCGTTCCTGTTCCTTCAATCTTCGTCCATGTAACAGTCTTGTCCGTTGCTTCTGCCGGATATGCACTATATGAAAAAGTTACTGATCCTCCATTTACATCAATTTTTTGTCGCACTCCAGATGAATTCCATATATCTATTGACGTTACAAGTATTATATCTTCTTCTTCTTCAATTGTAACTGTCACCGTCCACTCCTGATCAGTTTCTTCATCTTCTGCGGTAACTGTGTACGTGACAGGGGACGAAAAATCTTCTTCAACTCCGCTTGCCGGAACTATCGTTGCTCCTGAACTTACTGTGATTGTCGGTGTTAGTTCTGATATATCTGTACCTACCTCAACTTCTATTGATACCGTATGGGTAGTAGAATTAATTGTTGCCGCTGCTGTCTGTTCAGAAAAGACAAATGTTAATATATCCGTTTCATCAGAAGGTGTTGCCGGAGAAGAACCATATTCATATGCTCCTATGTCAACTATTAAATTATAAGGTACTGCATAATTAATATAATCAGTTGTTAATCCTACATCAAGTCCTGCATCTTTACCCGGAGAATTTGACTGAAGCTTAAAATCATAAGGACTCCCCCCTACAAAATTAGGATTTGTAGTGATGTTGCCTGAGTTGGTATAATTAGTAGCTTCAGCCTCAAAATATATCCCATTGCTTTGTGCATTATTATAAAGGATGTTGTTCATGACATATACACTATCTGCTGCATTTTGTCTAAACCCCATCCAATACCATGTAGATGCTGTAAAAATATTATTCTTAAAGTAAAATTTATTCCATGTCCCAAACAGACTAAATCCCCAAAGAGGTGCGCCGCTAAAAATATTATTATAAAACTGTATATTGTCGAAATATATGGTTGCTGATGCAGTACCGCCGGACACCGCATAACCACCACTCGGAATGTTTCGTATTATATTATATGAAAACCTGTAATTTTCTACTGTATTATTTGTACGTGGTGTAAAGAGTATTGGATCACTACAATACCGAATATCATTTCTCTCAACTATAACATCCGATGTGTTAAATTCAAATATCATCGCCCTGTATCCTGAAACAGCACTTGCCGGCCCCAATGTGTTGTCATGAATCCAAGTGCCGTAATCATAATCAGATTTTGAAATGAAGTTGATGTCTATTGCCCCTATTATAGTGTTGTCGTAAATTTCAACTCCATAAAAGAAGAAACCTTCAATAGCGAATTTCCATTCATTGACGGCGGTAGTAAGTGTATTATTATATATTTTGGCTCCTCTTATAAAGCCAGGATATTGTGTCTTGATGCAATACCCCGGTGTTCCTGAAGGTCTGCTTGCATTATTGATCACGTTATCGTGAATCAGCATTCCCTGTTGTCCCCCGATGCATAATGCCCCATGACCATAGCTGTCATATACTGAGCAACTTGTCATAGTGTTATTGTAAAACTCACTACCTGTGACATAAGCTGTCGGGTAAGTGACGTTTGCATACGGGTCAGAACCTATGTTTCCCGTCCCGTCACCAGACCATATTATTGCCTGATATTTCCAGTTAACAAAAGTGCAATGATGTATTTTGACATTGTGCCTTTTTAAGATATAAAAGCACTGTGCTACTGCTAAATTATTTCCATCAAACTTCAGATAACTAATTGTCTGGTTGCCATTGGATAGGCTTGAAGATGTCATGTTTATCACATATTGACCTTCAGTGCCGAACGATGTACTTGTAATTATACTCGTTTCACCAGCACCAGTTAACGAAATACTAACAGGGATTGTAACCTGTGTATTTATTGTGTGTGTTCCGGCTTGCATATAGATAGTATCTCCTGCCGAAACCTGTGTTACCGCATATCCAAGGGTCGCCCACGGATTTGCAGGATCTCCATTATCTCCATTATCACCCCCCGATGCAGCTACATAATAAGTTGTTTGCGAGACTGCTGATAGGGTAAATAATAATAATATAATAGTTAATATATTTTTCATAAATCGCCTCCCTCCCAATTGTCTGCGACAGTGCCGTTGGCGGTAGTAGTTCCCCATTCTCCTATACCCGGAGTGCCTGTTGAAACTCTGCTATCCGTATATACTCCGCTACTGCCGGTTGCCGGAGATGATGCACTCCCTAATGCTGTATCTGTTACCCCATTAAAAAGAGCCGTTACCGTTGTACCCGAAACTCTAAGTTCCATTACATCGTCATCATCTATTGTGGCAGAAGTCGTCTGAGCAATTAAATAATCAGTGCCGTCAACAATCACATATAATCCACGCCATGTACCAGCATCTGTATAATACACATAATATTTGGATGTAGCACCAGAGCCTGAACATCTAACAACAATTCCAATACACGGTGAATTACCAGTTACTGTCTTTATAACTATCTTTGAATAATGATTATTTGAAAATATAGCATTATATCGTACGGCTCCATCATTTGCTATTGCTGGTGCCATCACAGCCTTATCTCCGGATCCAAGATCGACAACCAGCACATTATTTAATGCAGCTACCCAATTACCTTGCCCTGCTAAATTACCAGCAGAATATGTATTAAAGGTATCAGTATATTTTGCTTTCCCCCCAGCTCTTGCAAAAGGATATCTGCCTATTTGAGCCTGAGATTCAGCAAATAAGCATATAGCAAATAATATTAAGATTGTTCTTTTCATTAGTCTCTCACAGTTTTAGCGTTTAACTGCAATACCCATTCCTTTGGTCTTTTATTTGCCGGTTGCGGGCCAATTATACCTACCCATACATCCTGATCGTGATTAATAGTCCTTACATTATCGGGTGTGAATGTTTGAGAAGCAAACGCCCCCGCACCCTGCGGAGCTGTAAATAGTGAATCAGTTGCCGTCCTTGTCATCCCATTGCCATAGTAAACATTGAATTTAAGGCTGTCTCCTGAGGTCATATAAAGGTTAGTGATACTGTGAACATAAAGGCTATCTTCTATTATCCTGAATGAACCAAATGATTTATTTCCTTTTGCAAACAGGGTACTATCAGCTGCAGCTCCGGTTCCGGCTCCGAAGGTGTAGTAAGGTCGTATATCGGACAATAGAACTGCACTATCAGCAATAGCTTCCTGAACGGCACTTAATGAAATACCTCCTTCCTCTATATCACTCATTTTTGCGTACGGGTTAAGCATAGCAGCCGTATCAGCTTTATTGATGTAGTTTGCCAGCATTGCAGCTGTATCAGATGCAGATATACCTGTGCTTTCCGAATAGTCAGTAATAAGCAAATACTTTGATAACATGCTGGCTGTATCAGCTTTATTGATGTAGTCATACAGCATAGCGGCTGTGTCGGCAATCATTACGGCCAAGTCAGAAAGTTCCAAAGCTGAGCCCATTCTTGCCGTAAGTGTATCACCAATCTGATCAGACACCTCGGAAATAAGACTATAATTAGCCAACATGGCTGCCGTATCAGCCTTATTAATGTAATCATCCAGCATAGCAGATGTATCAGCCGCCTGAATCCCTCCTTCCCCAGATACAGATCTTGCATATGCTTTTGTTGAAAGTGTATCTGTCGTGCTCACAAACTGCAAACCGGTAAATGTCGGATTAGTAAACATTGTCGCTTTGCTCTCATTGGTAACATTATTAAGAGATAGTGCTGTTTTGAAATTTGTTGCGCTCTGGAGTGAAACAGTATTATCAGCATTAATTCTTATAAATGTCACTGCCCCGGTTCCGGTTGCGGAAAATAGATTAGTTCCGGCCGTACCTGCTCCAAGTGCTGTTTTGAAATCTGTTGCCGACAGTGCCGAAACTGTATTGTCCGCATTGCCCCTGAAAAATGTTATTGCACCCGGATTAGTCAAAGTGAATAAAGCCTGTCCGACTGTGGTGCCTCCCAGACTCGTTCTTCCGGTAGCCGCTGTTAATCCCGTTGAACCTCCATCCCATTTTAAACGGTCTGAGTAAGCGGTGTTCCAATTAGTTGAATTATTAGTAATTGACGTTCCCCATGCGGCACCTGTCGAAAGTGGTATGCCTGCATCCGGATATACCATTGAAGTTGACGCAGCAACCCACGACAAAACACCACTTCCGTTTGTAGATAGGATATATCCGTTTGTGCCGTTATTTGCAGGTAATTGGAATATTGTACCAGTTCCGGCAACGACATTTGGTTTTATTACAACACTTCCGGAAGTTGATCCCATTAATGTAATCTGACCATTAGCACCTCCAGTTGCTCCAACTACAATGGGATACTTAAATGTATTCTGCCCTAAAAGCGAGATGCTTATAAGAGCTATTGATAATATTAAAACTAATCTTTTCATTTTATGCTGATTTTATTTCTTGTAAATTTTCCCAGTCCGTATCCTCAGATCCATCAAAGCCTATTTCTGTAATGGTTTGATCAATAACAAAAGCTGTATCTCTGACTCCTACCCTGATTGTCCTGTTTTCAAAATAGAAATACTGTGGTTCTACCGCAGCATCATAAACTTCTGTAAAGTTATCATTTACTTTATCAAAAGCAGTACGCAAAGGATCTCCAGTGCCATCATTTGCTGCTGTCCCTATATTGCAAGTTTGTTTTGCCATTGTATTTTATTTTTCTTTTTAAATATTTTCCTGCCAAAATAAATCAGTCCGGCACCAATTAAACCACCTGTTATTGTCGCTGTGAAGTCTTTAAATTCTGCCCGGCCTCCTGTTGTATGATCTAATCCCTCTTTACCAAGTCCCACAAGTGATGTAATGCCCATTCCGATTAGAAATGATTTCTCAGGTGAGGGTGTATAAACTGATCCTACCCAGCTACCCCATGAACCTGCAAACATACCAGCCCCGATATGAAGTGAGCGGTCAGGTATTTGAGCGTGACAAAGCAGGGGGAGAAAGAGTAATATAAAGGTTAACATTCTCATATAGTTACGATTGAATCAATAGCAGCCTTAACAATATCTCTTACAATCTCATGACCTGCTTCTGTAAGGTGAATTTCATCGGCTGAATAATATGTCAGATTTTCCTGAGAACCAAACACACCTATTGTTTCATCAGCTCCAACATCGGCAAGAGCATCTGCAAACTCTGTATAATTAGCTCTGATAAGAGCGTTCACCTCCTGTCTGTAAGTCTCCTGCCATACTGGATAATCCCCTTGTACGGTTATTGGTGTAAATGTGCAAATGACCACTTTCCATCCAATAGCTTTTCTTGCAAGGCAAAGTGTTCTTATATGTCCGTAAACTGTGGCTGAATCGGCTCCAGAATGGTTAATACCGACCATAATGGTTACTACCTTATTTGCATAGTTACCAACAAAGAATGGATCAATAGTTGTCGGTTCATCAGTTATAAGGTCAATAGCTTTTTTCCCTCCTATACCAACATTAATAACCTCTGCCTTACCCGCATAGTCAATCGAAAGTAAACCTGGATATACAGTAGATATGGTAGCGAGTGGAACGACAACATCAGTGTTAGAATCACCATCACAGACGATTAATGTACTTTGTGAGATTAGTAATCCTAATTTTCGGGAATTGATGTAATTATATACGGAATCGCCTTGAGATTCTTTTATTGCCTGATCCCATACTGCCATATATGCCACTTCAGGATAGTTAGGATATGCATTTAACCCAGGCATTAACGTAGCTCTCATCCCTCCTGAAAGCCCAGTCATTTCTCTTAATATAGGAGACTTCCTTATCCTTAGATATGCTGTTGTACCGTCCTGTATAAATTGTAGCAAGAAATAATTTTTATCTAAAATGATTTCTTGATCATCACCCATAATATTTTCATCTCCTGCAGAACTTAGAAAGAACACTTTCCCTATTCTTCCCATAGCAATTATATCTGCATTGGATAATCCGTTAAATGAGATTATATTACCTCCTTGAACAGTTTCGTCACTTAATTTTAATAGAATACCAACTGTAAAATTTGTCGCTCCAGTAATATTAGTCTGGTCAATTTTATGGATCAATTTAGCGCCACCGTCAAAAAGCAATCCGTTATCAGTCCAAGTCGGATCAAAGGCATCAGGATAGTAAAACGATCCTAAATACCAATCTTTATTAGGTGTTGCCATGTACTGCAACACTTCAGTGCCGAGGTTAATCATTGGATGCCACAACTCAATAACTTTGCCTGTCGAAAAACTACCTCCGCCACCTATCCAAAATGCACCATCTGTTTTATATGCTTTAGTAAATGTGAATTGTTGCCATGTAGGTGTTATTGTTATGTTCTGAGCTGTATAATCAGGATCCCAATAAGCGTATATTGTAACGGTTGTATTTACTGCAGCCCTTGCCCAAAACGACAATATACAGGTTTGACCATCCGGTATGCCATCGGGTTTAAATTGTATGACCGCATTAGCATTGGCAGATGTCGCTGTCCATGCTGTATTTCCCCCATCAGGATCAGCTGCACCCTGAACAAAATCACCCGCAGACATATTAACAAACGTCAGCCCATAAGTGTTGGAATTAAGTATCTCTGAATTGTGGAAATAATTAGTCCTTGTCGTCCCGTCAAGTATGTTATAAACAAATTGGCTCATTGCCCTCTGAACAAAGTCCAATTCCAATATGGGCACTGGAATTGTTGTTGCATTAACCGTATTGCTTGCAGTGCTTTCTAAGCCACCTTTATAAGCCACTACATAAAAGTAATAAAGTGTCCCAGCCGTCAACCCCTCAGCATTATAAGTAGCCGTTGCACCTGTTACCGTGCCTTTCTCGGTAAACGTCACTCCGTCTGTTGATATATATATCCTTAACCCATCTTCATTTGTTGATCCATTTGTCCAATCTAACTTAATAGTGGTATCATCAACAACGGTCAAGATCAATGCCGAGGGTGCGCCGTCGGGGGCTGGGTTAGATCTTTTTCTCCCATTAATATAAATCGCATTAGCTATCATTCTTATTGCGTATTGTTTTTTCATTTAACTTAATAATCACGAAGTTCTTTTAGTTACTATATTAGTAACTATCACATCAATAGTTGGGCTATTGCCAACAATAACAGCCCCACCCATTACCCTGCAATCACCCTTGTACCTACCGGCAGGTATATCCGTCTGTGTAGCGTCAAGGCTTAATGTAGTTATCCCAGATGCGGGTGTTGTATGTGCAACAATAGACTCAGTGATTAATGCGTCTGCATCGGTAGAACCTAAATCCCGTAGCTTCTTAACAGTGAAAAGGACTATTTTCCCAGTTAAATCAATAGCCACTTCATTAATATCGGTTATCGTTAAAAGTGCCGAATAAGGGCATCCTTTTTGTATAGTCATTGTACTCATGCCGAATCTATTGTTATTGTCGTGTCATCAACCGTTATAAGTGTGCTGTCAATAGTTACCCCCGATGAAGAACTTACGGCTGTAAATAGCTTATTTTCATAATTTTATATAAATACATTATCCCAATCATTATCATAAGCACATAAAGCACCAGTTGTCAATGTATGC